ATTCGACGACTACTTCATCACGAAGCTGGCCATGCGCCTGAACCCGCGCTACGGTCGCTCTATCGCTCAGGAAAGCGCCGTGGAGATGGACCGCATCCTTGAAAAGCTGCGCGCCCGCTATCGTCAATACAAGGCAGTTCTTGGCGAGGACGGCCCGGCCATTCTCACGCGCGGCTATGGCACCTCCCGTAACGGAGCGCCGCAAGTCGCCAATCGTAGCCGTAGCGGGTGGATGGTATGAGCAAGATACCCCTAGCCAGAGCAGACCGCAGTCGCCGAGTCACGGCGGAGAGCGACGTTCTGCTCCGCAACCGCTTTATTGAGCCTAACCCGGTTCTTGCCGATGGATACTGCTACGTCCAGCGCCCCGGCCTAGCCCGGTTCGTTGATCTGGGCGAAGGCCCGGTGCGCGGCCTGTTCCATCAGCCGGGCACTTTCGGCGACGATCACTTTACCGCCCATGCGGACACGCTAACCCGCGTATCGCGCTACGGCGTCAAGACGGTAATCAGCACTGCCCTATTCGGGGCCGACTTTGGCTCTAACGTCTCCATGTGCTGCACGGGCGACGTCGGCACCATTCCGCCGTTCCTGTGGCTGGCCGATGGTCAGTATCTGTGGGTCTATACCGAAGACGGCTGGGCCAGCGGCACCCTCACGGCCACTGCCAATGCAGCGAACACCGAGACTGTACGCGTTGACGGAGTATACTACAAGTTCGTCAATACGTCCGTCGACGCTGGTACTCCTGCGGGTACGGCGGGCAGCCCGTGGCTTGTGAAGCTGGGGGTGAACGCGGCAGAGTCGCTGAGCAACCTATTCCACGCGATCAACGATAGCGACACCGGGGCGGTCGGCACGACCTACTCCACCGCGCTCACCGCTCATACAACCGCGATAGCGGCCAGCGCCACTAGCGATCACATGATCGTGCGGTCTGCAGACTTCGGCACGGCTGGCAACAGCATCATCCTTGCTGAGACGGTCGCCAACATGTCCTGGAGCGGGGCTACGATGAGCGGCGGCGGCAGCCCGGCCATGGTGCCGGTCGCTCTGCCAGCTGACTACGCGCCCGTCAGCGTTGGCTTCATCAACGGCTACGTAATTGTCGTGCCAGCCAAGAACCAAGGGGTCAACGGGCGCTTCTACTGGGTGGCCCCCGGTGAGACCTTTGTCGACTCGCTCAACTACGCGACGGCCGAGCGCAGCGCCGACCCGTGCTTCCAAGTGATCGTATTCGGCGACCAGTTCTGGCTGCCGGGGCAGAACACGACGGAAGCATGGTTCATGAGCGGCGACCCTGACGCGCCAGTCCAGCGGGTGCAGGGTGTCCTCTTTGAACGCGGCACTATACCCGGCACCGCCGTTCAGGTTAAGGACTCAATGGTAATCGCCGATAACGACGGCGGCGTCTTCAGGGTACAGGGTGGCCCGCAGCGTATCTCTACACCCGACATCGAAGAGCGTATCCGCAAGGCTGTCGCTCGCCAGAACTTCATTAATCCTTAGAGGAGAGCTGTCATGCTCCAGTGGTGCGATAACTTCAGCAACTATGGCACCGGCGCTGCCGGGGTCAACAATATGCTCGACGGTCTGCCGTATGCCGATATCGCCTACGGAGCCGGAAGCCAGCAGCTTCTCACCGACCCGGATGGCGTGGCCAGCGGGCGGGTCTTTGTCGTGTCTGGCACGAACAATAACAGCAATCTGCTGGACACCCGGCTGGCGCTGCCTACCCCGCATAACAAGATTGGCATGGGCGCGCGGTTCTACCGCACCTTGCTGCCAGCCACCGACGGCACACGGCCCGTCATTATGGGCTGGCGCACTGCCGCGAACGCCCGCATGTACGACCTGCTCGTAGAGGCGAACGGCGCTATCGCTATGTACAACGCGGCGGGCGCTCTGGTTGCCTCCACCGTGGTCCCCATCTTCACGACTAATACGTGGCAGCATATCGAAGCCGTTATAGACAGCACGACCGGCCTCTTCGAAGTGCGCCGCGAGGGCGTCACCGTGCTTACAGGTACCGCGCCCATCATTGGCTCCAACATCGGCATCGTCAGCTGGACCAACCGCCAGAGTTACAACAGCAACACTTCGGTCACCTTCTACATGAAGGACCTGACGATCTGGGACGACCTTGGCTCGTACAACAACGATTTCATGGGTACGGTATCCGTCGTAACTTGCTCGGTCACCGCCGACGAGTCCAACTCTGGCTGGGTTCCCAGCACCGGGGCGGACCTGTACGCCACGCTCGACGAGGCCACCCCGGCCGATACGGACTACATGAGCGCCGCTGCGGCTGCCGCCTCGGCCAAGTTCACGCTGACCGACCTGCCCGCCGATATCACTAGCGTCCGCGCAGTGCAGACCATGGTTCGCGCCACGAAGACCGATGGCGGCGACGCGAAGCTGAAGGTCGGCCTGTTCTCGGTCGCGGAGACTGACTTCGGCGCCGACCGGCCTATCACCCCGTCGATGACCTACTGGTGGGACATCAGTGAGCAAGACCCGCACACGTCCGCGCAGTGGACGCCCGGCACCTTCAACGACGCGGCGCTGGTAATCGATCGGACTGTCTAACATGACGGATATTCAATCCACACAGGCGTTCGCGCTGGCGGTGTCAGGGGATGGGGGTTCCTTAGACGCCGCCCAAGCGTGGACGAACGTCGTCATCAACTACCCCTCGAGGCAAGTTGATGTAGGTCTCGTTCAGGCTCTGCTGCCCTTTAGCCGCACCGGCACCGACGACCCCGTGAAGGTGGCCAGCGCCTACGCCATGGTCGTCGTTCGCGGCGTACCCGACTGGCCAATCTCGCGGGCGTGGACCTACACGTTGGAGAATGACTTCTATGTCCTCAGCACGATGAACGAGACGTTCGTCTGCAATCTGTCCGTAGACCCGCCATCTTGGGCTATCTGGGGAACTGGCGACGACCCCCGCTGGCGCGCGTGGATCGGGAAGCAGTGGATTGCGAACCTGCCGTACGAAGAAGCCTATGGCTCCAACGTACTCGTGGGCGACAAGGCTCTCGGCACGTTGTTCTTCCTCAACCCTGAGAGCGCCACCGACGAGTCGGCTGACTTCAGCATCAGCGCCGTAGTCCCGTTTAAGCGGGTAATCACCGGGCAGATCGCCATACGAGGTCGCGCCTATGCGGGTTGCCCCGGCGTTGAGGTGACTGGCAGCACCGGCGATCTCCACAACGATCAATACGCCGACGTTGAATTGCTTACGTCAGATGACGAGGGCGCAACGTATGACTCACAAGGCATCCGCACTGTCGTGTCGGGTGACTACACTAACCGTCTTGACTGGTACAGCTTGGGCAGCATGAGAGCGCCCGGTCGCCTGTTCCGCGTCGTGGACTACGGGGCGCTAACCCGCGTCGATGATTTGGAGATGCCGGATGGCGACGGTCAAGACACTCCAAAATCTTGAACTACACACTGAGATAGTCGATCCGCAGACGGGGAGGCCTAATCAGTACTTCCTGCGCTTGTTTCAGGCGCGGGCGCAGGACCAGCTTGCGCGCGTACCCGGCGAGCGTAAGATCGGTACTCTTATGGGCAGCGGGCTGGAGGGCGGCGGAGACCTTACGGCTGACCGTGAACTTTCGCTAACCGATACGGGGGTAACGCCCGGCACCTATGTATCCGCCACCGTTACCGTAGACGCGCAGGGACGCATCACATCGATTGTGGCTGGCGGCACTAGCTACAAGGTGCCGTTTGGGTTTGACACGCCCACCCCGGCGGCTAACGAAGTGATGCTGCTCCACACGTTCGTCAGCACGGTTATATTCGCTGACGAGTGGGCTGGCTCCTACGGTAACGTGTCGGGCAACCCGGCAGCGACTTACACCTTTACGGTAAATAAGCGAACGGCGGCTGGGGTAGTGACGACGGTAGGCACGATCGACGTAAGCACGGCTGGGGTATGCACGTTCGCGACCACAGGCACGACAGTAACCTTTGACGCGGGGGACCAAATGCAAGTCATCGGCGCTGGCACAGCCGGAACTATCACCGGCGGATCATTCACATTCCTAGGTGAGGAACAGTAACATGGCTGACAGATATCTCTATATGGGCGTGAAAGCGGGCTTCACACGCAACGTAGGTAGCGTGACAGACAGCACCGCCACTGCGGCCGCGTTCAATGCGACCTACACCGATAGCGCCATCTCTGTAGGAACTACCTCGAGCTGCACGACCGATTTCACGACCGGCACGGGCGCAGCAGATTTTGCCACCGCGGGCGAAACCTTGTGGACTCGGTTCGATTCCTACACGACCGGTGGCGGCTTCACTGCGGTCCTGGCGACGTGGCAGAACAACAGCGATCAGCCGGTGCTACGATTGAACCAGACGGGCTCGACCACAACGCAGCTTCAATATAATTCCGGCACCTTGGCCGCGCCGGTGTGGACGCAACTCGGAACAAATATCACCAACACTGCCGCGTCACGAAATACTTGGACGGTTAAGCTGGTGATCGACGCGGCCGGTACGGCACACGGCTACGAAGTCCATTTGAACAACGTGCTGCAAATCTCGGGCACCTTCTCGGCCTCGATCCTTACCCGCGTCGATAATATCGCGTTTGGTATCTCGACCAATACCACTTACCTTTTCTCGCAGGTTTTGGCTTCAGTCGGTATCTCGCTGGTAAACTCGTTCGTCGCTTGCCTCAAGGCCAGCGGAGCGGGCAGCAACTCGGGCATGACAGGAGCGTACACCGACGTGAACGAGGCTGTGCTAAGCGACTCCACTGTGGTCTCGTCCAATACCGCCGCCCAACGCACGACGTTCGCCATTGCCGATCTTCCGGCCCTTTCGGGCCTGATCATCGGCACTGAGCAGCGCCACACCTTCCGCGCGAACAACGACGGCGGCTCCGGCCCGCAGAACATCAAGCCCGTAATCCGCCAGTCCGGCGCAGACACGGTAGGCTCCGCGGTCACCGGCATCGCCACCGGCTTCAAGCCGTTCAATGTCCCGTACAATCTAACCTACGCGCAGATCAACGCTGCCGGGTTTGAACTCGGTTGGGAGAGCGCCGCCTAATGTCGACTAAGGTATCCTACCAGAGATACTTTGTCACGGTACGCATGGCGGGTGTCGCCGTCGCGTACCAGAGGTTCAACGTGCCTGTTATCTCCAAGGGCGTGGCGGTCGCCATCCAGCGACTGTTCGTTCCTGTCCTACCGAGCTTCGGCGTCAGCGTGGCGTATCAGCGTATGCTCGTTCCAATTCTGACCGACCTTGGCGTTGAGGTCTCGTTCCAGCGCTTCTTTGTCCCGCTAGTAGGTAACGCTAGGCGGCGGGGCTTCATGAACTTTAATCCTTGACTTGCTTTACGATCAACCTTGCGCTATAAGCGCAGCTTATCCGACGGAGACGGACCATGGGACTTCTACAATCACTATTCGGCGGCAGCAACAGCAGCAGCGGAAACAGCAGCTACGGCGACCTGAAGTCCGCTCTCCTGCCGGGGGTGCAGCAGGGCGGCAACATGTTCCACCAGCTTGGCGACGCGCTTAGCGGTGGATTTGACGCGTTCAAGAAGAACGCTGGTTTCGACTTCCAGCTGAACCGGGGCAATCACGCCATCACGGGTGGCGCTGCCGCTCATGGTCTGCTCAACAGCGGCTCTACACAGAAGGGCCTCGCCACGTTCGAGACCGGCCTCGGTAACTCCATGTACAACAACTGGCTTGACCGGCT